AGTCTATTGCCGATCTTATTTCGGTACTCTTGATTTAGTCTTATTCTACTCATTTTTGTCCTCTCTTTCTATTTGTTCTTTTACTTTCTTAATTTCACAAAGTATATGTATTTCCATTTCTTGTAAAGAAAATAATCTACCATACAAGTGTCCAGTCCTTGATACTTTATTAATTGAGTTAGCAATATCAAAAGCGTCACCGGCCGGATTTGTTTTTTTATTTGTTTGCATTTTATTTCTCCTTTTTAAATTATTCTTAATTTATCACTTGACAATCCTATTGTCAAGTAGTATATAGGATTAATTATTTAAACCATTTTATGAGTATTAAATAATGGGACAACTTCTAGTTGAGTTATCTTAATAACCTCTCAGTTTTAAGTGAACAACTAGAACTGATCCCTGATCCAATTGCGGACATACTAGTTCGATTCGTAACAATTGGATCAGGGATCAGATTCCAGATGCCAGCACAACTTTTGGTTGAAAAAAAATTAACCCGGCCGGCAAGCTACAAGCTTCAAGCTTGACAACATGTGAATGATAGTATAGGATGAATTTAGAAAGGAATAATATGGACACAACACAATTAAAAAGAATAGCAGATGCTTTAGAAGAGATCCTGAGACTAGTAAAACAGGATATGCAAAAGTATGAAAAAAAGAAAGCAAACTAATAACAAAAAATATAGAAAGGAAACATATGCAAACAAAAAAAGAAAAACAATACCAAACAGCATTAAATAATACATTTAATCCTGCAGGTTATTTAATTAGTAACATGACGCCTACTAATATTGAGAGACGGATCATTACAGCTGTTAACATTGCAATTGGAGATGATGGCTTCAGAGCCAAGGAGATCCTGGAGAACTGGCAGCAGCTTATGGAGATGGACGACAAGACATATTTTAAACAAGTTAAATTTTATGGCTAAAAGAATTAAGCATAACGATTTAACACACTATTTCCTGCGGGACCATCGCGAGCTCCCGCGGGCCTACCTGGCCAGCTGTGAGAAATTTTTTAAAAGCCTCAAGCGCCAAGCTTCAAGCAACAAGCGCCAAGCTTCAAGCTCCCCGGCCGGCCTTAATGTGGCCACAATTAAAAAATAGAATGAAATTAGAAAGAAGAAATACATGAATTCAAAAGAAGCATGGTCTCTGATTGGAGGCCTAAGCAAGCCAAGCAAAATGCCTGGCTGGTCCATTGGTTTACCAGCCAAGGAATGCAAGACAGGCGGCAAGCTGCAAGCGGTCCCTGGTTCAGTCTGTTATGACTGTTATGCCATGAAGGGCTGCTACGTATTTAAAGTTGTACAAGACGCTCAGTACAGAAGACTGGCAGCGGTGAAGAGCGCGCAATGGGTCCAGGCCATGGCTCACCTAATCAACAGCAAGAAGCCCGACGTCTTCCGCTGGCACGACTCAGGAGATGTACAGGATCTTGATCATTTAAATAAAATTTTTGAAGTTTGCAGGTTAACACCTGGCAAGCGTCACTGGATGCCGACCCGTGAAGCATGGGTCAAGGACCATCTCAACAGAGCCCCAGATAATCTGGTTATAAGATTCTCTGCTCCGATGGTGGACCAGGCAGCACCTGCCAGCTGGCCCAACACTAGCACCGTGGTGACATCTGGAGCTACGTGTCCCAGTGCACAGCAGGGAAATATTTGCAGAGACTGCAGAATGTGCTGGAATTCTGAAATTAAAAATATATCATACGGCCAGCACTAATGACCTGGTACCACCCAAAATATTATGCCGCGCTTCGCGCGGAGAAAAAAAAGCTTCAAGCTGCAAGCGTCAAGCCTGAAGAACCCCGGCCGGAACGGCCGAAAGTGCCAAGCTCCAAGCACCAAGCTTCAAGCGTCAAGCTGCAAGCGAATATAAAAAATTCCGGATAGAAGGAAGCCCCAAGCAGCAAGCTTCAAGCTGCAAGCCGGCCGGCACTAGATCCATGATACTTGAACCACGATACATTTGAAAACGATTCCGGGTTCTTGGACCAAGGCTCTCGGCTATGATAAATGTATTCTTAGGATGTGTCACATGGAACGCAATTTGATGTGGACTAAACTTTAATTTTTTACCCTTTGTGACTTTTAGTTCTACTGTGAAAAAGGTGCCAGAATTATTATAGCCCAATAGATCAGGCATACCAACAACACTAATGTTTTCAACCCTATTCCAGATAATTTGTGGAGTAAATTCTTTAAGTTTTTTATATAATTTCTGCTCCGCACCCACTAGTTTTTTGAGGTAACGTTGTCATTCTTTTTGCCGTTAGTTTTAGGCTTTAAAGACATCAACATAGCAATCAAAACATATACTTCACTGAATGGTCTTCTCTGTAAATATTCTAAAAGCATTTTTCTTTGTTCAATTGTTATTTCCATATTTCCTCCTTAATAATTTTTCATAAGTTTATCATTCAATAATAAGCTTTTATCTTTATGTGCTTTCAACACCAATCTTAAACCAGGCTGACCTATAATTGTATGCTCTTGTACTTCCATTCTTTTAATCTCTTCAAGATAGCCATCCTTCTCAATATATATTTTAGCATGACTGATAGCATTTCCTTTTAGCTTATCAGTGAAACTCCCTAAGAACTGTTGTAAGTCCTTAACCAACATTATAAACCCTTGCCTCGCACATTAAAATAATCATCTATTTGTTTAGCAAGTTTTTTGTTATCGCTTTTTAGTTCTTCATTCTCCTGAATTTGTTTACCCATCAGGTCTTGATGGGATTTACCAATAGCAAGTAATTCAGTAATACGTTGTCGTAACCGTCGTATTAATTCATCTTTATCTTCTATCTTTTTAGTCATGTCTAACTCTCCTCGATCATCTTTCATATCTTGACAATATACTCATGTTACCTTAAATTGTCAACATGGGATTACCAAAAAGATTAACAGAAATGCAAAAAAGATTTGCAGAATATCTAGTATTTAATGAAGGTAGAACTACGGGTGCTGAGGCAGCAATAGCTGCTGGATACAGTGAGAAGAGATGTAGACAAGAAGCATCAGAACTACAGAACCCTAGATTATCACCATTGGTGGTACAATATATCGGAGCATTACGAGAAGAAAAACTTAAGAAGTACGAAGTCACCTACGACAAGCATGTTGCAGAACTTGGTAAGATTAGAGAGGCAGCTTTAACTAAGGGAGCCTTCTCTGCTGCAACCAACGCTGAAAAGAATAGAGGTATGGCAGCAGGATTATATATTGACCGTAAAATAATTAAGACAGGTAAGTTAGAAGAGATGTCAGAAGAACAACTAGAAGCAAAGATGAAAAAGATATTAGAAGACTATGCACCTATACTAAATGCAAAACAAATAGAAGGAGAAGCATTAGAAGTTAATGAATCTTCACCATCTTCTTCACACAAGCCAAAGGAATCATCGTCCGATCCCCAAAAGTTAGAGAGCCATCATCATCCCGATCATAAGAAGCAAACAACTTAACAGCATCACCATCTTTCTTATACAACCAACCCTCATTAACAGGATAAGCTAATTTCATCTTGTCAAAATTCTTTTCATCGGCCCAACCCGAGTCAGACAAAATATCTACCCACTCAACTCTTACTTTAACATAAGGAATATTATTCGGCTGCTCTACGCTCACTGATTTTCTTTTTGCTCTTGGTTTTCTTTTCTTTGGTTTTCTTTTTGGCATTGTAGTACTTTGAATTATGTTTTTTTTGGAATGTATCCCAAAAAGCCTTTTCTGTCATCATACTTATTGCCAGCGTTATTGCATTCCCAATCATAATTTTTGTATATGTATGTAAAAAAAATCAGTTTTACCAGGAAAATGATTTGAGGACGGGCTAGATAAGACTTCTGTATACTTATGTCGCAGGTAGACTAAATGTGACATTATTTTTTGTCACATGACACTTTTTTTTTCGATGAAATGGCAATGATTATTGTTGTATACCAACACTTCTAGGTCAAATGTACAAAAAGACACTTTTTTTTCGATGTTTTTTTTATTTTTTTTTATTTTTTTTCAGCTGCATATACAGAATCTGTCACTTGGACCCTTTTGCCACTTTTTGAACACATTTCAGCCTCATTTTAGCCTTTTTTCAAACTCTTCTTTCAGGGCTTGGGTGTCGAAATCCACTCTTTCTTTCTCGTCAAACTTCAGCTCGTGGTACATATCTAGTCTCTTTAGAAACTTATGCTTATACTGCTTCAGGTCCACATCCTGAACCTTAAACTCTTGGTAATATAGGTCAGGTGTACAGATCATGATTACCCCCTGCTTGATGTTTGATTTATAAACATAGTCATGGGCCATGGCATATGCTGCAATTTGCAGGAAGTAATCCTCTATCCATTCTTCTCTCTTAGGTCTATTAGATTGCTTGAAGTCTACGATAGACTCCATGTCATTGTGTAAACATACCAAGTCAGTAGACCCAGCATATAACCCAGGATAGTGTAGCATAACTTCTGAACCATAGTATTCCGAAATAGGTGTAAAACCCACTTCAATAATTTTTTCGGCCATGGGCTTCGCCGCTTGTCCGATCCCTGTAAGATCATCGTAGCCAATTCCTTGGATATGAGATTCAAGGAATTTGTGCATACTAGTCCCTCGCTTTGAAGATAAATTCTTGATTCGTTCTGCTTCTTGTTCTCCAACTTTAGCCTTCCAGTCTTTTAAAAATTGTTGATTTTTTGTTTTGCCTAATATCGTAGTTACGCTTGGAAGTCTAGACCCATTGAAGTCATAAACTCGACTTCCAGACTCTTCATCTGTTATCTGTTTTCCTTGTAAATAGTTGTATTTATTAGATTTTTTTAACCTAGAGACTAGCTTTATATTGTCTTCATATTCTTTTAAATCTTTATCACTCATCATTCGCCAAATCCATCTATTGCCCTTGCATGAAAGTTATTCCACTTATCTTTTTCAATAAGTTTATTTTCCCACTTTGTAATAATATCACTAATTTGTTGATGAGGGTAATTTTTTGCAACCATATCGTTGCGATAAGTTTTAATATCTTCTAATAATTCTTCTATCATATTTTTACTACTTTCATTCCGTAATTGTTAATTCCTTTTTTAATTCTTAATCCCTTTTTCTTTTTTAATTTATTTTTTTTAAATGGTTTATAATCTACTTTGTGATGCCAACGGTTAAATTTCCAGACAACTTCAGCTACGTCTGGATGTAGTTTAGCTAACATTTTAGATTTATCTAGTGTACCATCTTTATAAATTTCATCATTACCACCCTTCATAGTTTGAGTAGTTGCTTTCTCTTGTATGAATGCATTAAACTGAATAGTGCACCAACCATCTTTTAAAACTCTTAAAGATAGGTCTGTATCTTCATTATATTTTGCACGCCAACGATAGGGTATGTCATTTCTAATTAATAAACAAGAATAAATTCTAGTGTTCTTAACAAAGGCTGGTAGTTTTGTTTTAGCTTTAGCTAGAAAATCATAATTGAATCCAGCGAGTGCAACGTTCTCATATCTCCCTATAAAATCTTCTGCAGCTTTAAATATAGTTCCTGATGTTACATGTATATATAAGTTTCTATTGATTCTACCAAAAGCTTTTATATTGTCATCTAACAACCAATGGCTTGTAGCACCATTCTCTAGTGAATGTTCCCAACAGAAATTTCTAGCTGGGCCCGAGCCTGTTCCATGATCCGTGGTGCATGAGTCGTAGTCCTCGATGTATTTTTCAGTTAGTATTAGTATTTTATCTTCATTAATGACTCTCGCATAATTGTCGTATTCATGTTCTTCAATCACGATGAAGTAAGGCATATTCATCTTTTCTAAAGCTTTACTCGTATGGCGACTGTCCCATCGTCCTTTGGATATAATATAAACTGGATGTTTAGGATTCATCAACGTACCGCTTGTCAGCATATCTCCTCTTTTCCCACTCAGGATACCAAAGACTTGGAGCTTTGGTTATTTTCTGACCAATCAATTCAGCAAATTTATCGATGTCCTCTTGATTTCTAAAATGTACTACTATCTTTCTAAAGGAAGATAAATCTTCCATTTCAAATTCAGGCATATCTTGCCATTCTTTCTTCCATTCTTCATTGTTTTTCATTGTATTCCTCTAGTCCACACTTCATACATTTACCAAAAGTTGGTTTATGAATAGTATTATCCTTACACTGACTACAAAAAATAAAGTCTCCTTCTTCCTGGAAGTTTACACTTCCACCGTATCTTTTTTTATCTCGTTCTTCTTTATTTCTTAATGACTGTTCGTAGCTTTCTTTTAATTCTTCTTGCTCTCGTTGACCAAAAATTTCTTCCCATCTTTTATTTTGATCCATAATCTATACACAATTTCCCTTCTAAATGGTCCATCTCATGCTGAACTACGCGTGCAGGTAAATGATAAAAAGTTTTATATTGTTCTTTACCATGTCTACAAGTCCACTTTAGACCTACATAAGTTGATCTACGAACATCAGCAAATTTATTAGGGCATGATAGACACCCTTCTTCTGCTGTTAGTTTTTCTTTAGCTCTCTTTTCAATGACAGGATTTATAAAAATTTTTGGGCTATCACGATCTGTACTGGTGTCCATAACAAAGATACGTCTTGCATAGCCAACTTGATTAGCAGCTAAACCAATGCCATTATTACGATACATGGTATCTACCATTTGATCGAGAATGACTTGATCTTCTGTACTAAGCGGAAATTTAACTTCCGACGTGGGTTCTCTTAAAAATATATCAGGTTGATGTACTATTTGCATGTTTATTTTCCATCTACTTTTTTTAACTTACTTAATTCTATTCTATCTATCACGTTGCCAGATACAGATACGCGTGTACAATCTGATTGATAAGGATATACCCAGTGTTTTAACCACGCTGGAAATACATACATATCACCTTCTTCAGGAAATACAGAATGATTGGTAATACATCTATCTTCAGTTTCACCATATATAAATGTTAAACCACCAGGTCCAGCTGACAATCCTTTGTAGTTTTTATTTTCTTCTTTCAACTCGGGAGGTACTTTTAAAAATATTACAAATGATAATGCACCACCGTGTGAGTGTGGTGGATTAAATTCATTGGGTCCTTGAAAGTTTACCCATAATTTTTCTAAAAAAAATGTACTAGATGTTTTCTCATTACCTTGCTTCCATCTCTGCATGGCAGCATTATATAAATTAAAAGTTCCTTCCATAAATTTATGAAATTTATTTTTATCTCTATAATGAAATTGATTTTTTAACACTCCAGCAAGTTCAGGAGAAGCATCTTCTTTTGACGCCTCGCCTTCAGATAATAGTAAATCCATAGTATTTTGGTCAACTTTAGTTTTGACTACACAGGGTCCCCAGTGTAATATTCCATATTTTATTTGATTCATTCCCACATCATCTCCTTTCTCATTTTATACTCATCTAAACTAACTACATTGGTAGTTTTTTTTGGTTTATCCTTAGAATAATGTTCTATAATTTTTTGAATTTTAGGTAATTTGGTATGAGCCCAGGGCCAAATTAAAAGACAAACAAAATAAGCATCTCTAAACGTACAACGCCATCTGTATTGCATTAGATACTTTGTGCCATCTTTACGAAGCCCCTTACGAGGCTTATCAGTCAATGTGCCAACACCTAGAACTTCATGTAGCCACATTAATACCGATTGATCGGTCATAGATATCTCCATACTAATACGCATAGAATTAGATACTCTATAACCTTTGCCTTTGTGTTTCTTTTTCTTTTCGGGCCCTCTTCTAAAATGAATACTACCTTCACCATCAAATAGGCCTGCTATGTATGCTTTATCTGTATCGTTTATCATTTATTATTACTTCTTTCATTATTGTAGTCCAGGGATTTACATCTAAATTTTTAGTGCAAGAACTTGTTAGTATTACGATTATCGTTATCAACAACATCATATTGAGATACTTCGGGTTTATAAACATAAAACTCTCCTTCCGAATCACAGTCCCAACATTGATGAATTCTTTCACCGTAATCAAAACTTGCAACTTTAACAAATCCATTACCCTTGCAGGTAGGACATATTAGCTTTCCTACTTTATACTTTTTTAACTTTACCATTTAACTTTTTCTTTTTTTTCTTATAGTGTACTTTTTTGGGTTGTTTATATATCTCTAATTTAGACTCTAATCCTAATTCCTTTATTTTTTGCGATATCAGTGATTCAATTAATTGAGACATAGAAACTTGTAGACCTTTAAACATTTTAGTTGATAAAAGATGTCCACCCTTGTATGTTTCATGTGTTAACGAAACATTTCTATATTTAGTTATATCAGTCATTGTGTTCCTTTCATTTATTTCTGATGATTATATAGGATCAAACGGAGATTTGTCAATGGGTAAATTTATTATTTTTATGTGGTTGTGTACTGCAACAACTACAATTGAGTGTAAGCAAATTAAAGTAGACAGAACAAAATTTTCAGATGTGTATGATTGCACGATATATGGTTATTCACACTCTACAAAATTAATGAGAAAGTTCGGTAGGGAAGACGTTAATAAATTAAATTTATATACTAAGTTTCTGTGTATTTCAGAACCTCAAGGACCTAAAACAGAAACATAATTGACAATATGGCGGAAATGTGTTAGAGGAAGTTTCTTACCTTTAATACCTATCCTATACTCTCTCTCTTTAGGGTAGGTTTATTCATAATTCCACATCAATAATAAACCTACAATCAAAGCGAAAATTCCTAGTACAATTAATATGCTTATTAATATATTCATACAACCCTTATAGCCTCCGTGCACGTACTACTATAAGGGCAAAGGCTCCGAGGCTACTGGCACGGGACGAACCCTTAGCCAGGTCATCGCTTGACGTACAGGGAATAGCGCGAGGCATTATTTGGACGCCGGTCCTTTTCAAATCATTCACAGATGAAACCTTGTATAGTTCCTCTGCCATCATTTAGATAATACCCATTTCTTTGGGCATTATCGAATTCTTTATAAGTTGCTATGGCTTCTCGATGGTCATCAGCAAACAATAAACAGTCATGCACTTCCATCGGTCTTGATAACTGGTACTCTTCTTTTAGAAGTGTCCCGTCGAACAGAAGAATTAATATTATTAATGTTTTTACCATTTGCAAATTCCTTTACAAGTTTATACCACAAATCCTTATATTTAGGATCTTTAGTTTTTTCCCATAAATTTGCTAGATCGTTTATTTTCTCTAGTGTCATATCTTCTCTTTCCCCACGCTACTACTTTGTTAAATCCTGACGTATGTATATTTAATTTAGCGTATGATTTCCATTGCTCCTTTATCATGTTTAACTCAATAAGTAATACAGACCATTGCTTAGGTGTTATGTTATCACTTGTTATTGTTACTTTTTTCATTTTTTCTTTCATTGCATAAACTTTGGTGTTGTTCGATTAGTATACTTTGCAAAACGTTTTTTGTCACCTATATAATAGTTACGATATGACTGTACATAGTCATCGGTTTTATATTCATCGGGCATACACTTTGGCGGTTCTGTCATTTGTGTAAAATCTCCATTGTCTAGCATAGCTAATTCTTTAATAACTTCATGTGACTTATGTACTTTGTGATAGCGTAATTGATACTCTGTACCTAAGGCAAGTCCATGTTTTATGGCCCATGAGTAATTATGTGGTGACTCGCTAATCCATAGTGTCATAGGGTGTTTTGGATAAGCTGACTTATAACCTAACTCAAAACCACGCTCACGCGCTGCGGTAGATAGCATTTGTGCTGTCTCTAGCACCATTTTAACAACATGCTTATCACACTGCAACTGTGCAGCAATTTTTGGATCTTTATCTAAAAAAAATATGTTCATCTTTCTTTGTGGGCAGTTCTTATTAGGGCTCATACCCAGGAGCCATAACTCCTATATAATCATATAATATATCTTTGTCAACCTCTTTTTCCACGATATTTACCCATTCTTTTTTCGTGTTTATTTCTTCGTTTTTTGTGTCTTCCAGGTCTTTTTCTTGGTTTATCTTTTTTATAGGTATTTACACCCCATTTTGGCGCTTTAGCCATCTGTTTTTATTTCTAATTTTACGTCTTTGGCTTTATTTATGTGTGGTATGTATGAAATCTTACCATTAATGTGCTGTCTTAAATCGCTGCCACATGTAATACATCTAAAAAGTTCTGGTGTGAGTGATACTAGGAGAGTGTCCTGACTACAAGTAGGGCATTTTCCACTTACTATTTCAGCTTTTAAATTAATATTTCCAAACATTACTGTGATAGTGGATTTGACGTAGATACTTTGATTTCCTCTATTTGTACTTTAAGTAATTCAATTTCTTTAGCATTAACTAAAGATTTAGTGTGATCATGAGTAACTGGATGATCATGTGAAGTGTCAACGTTTTCTAATTTTGCTACTTTTTCTTCTAACACTGCAATAGCACTTTCCATTGCTGAAGTGTCAACAACAGTTTCTTCTTTAGCTTCTATTGCATCTAATTTAGTTGTAATTTCTCCGTACTTAACAAAGCCACCACCAATTGCAACTATTGCTGCAATGAGCGCAGCTATTCCTGCAAGTTGGTCTTTAAGATTTTTCATTTTTCCTCTGTCAATTAAGCTGTCCAACCACCTTTAGGTCTTCTTGTTCCTGCAGGTCTTTTAGATTTTTTAAATTCCAAGGTACTACCTTCAACACGAGATCTGTTTCCTTTTCTGTCGTCTTCTTTTCCAGTTCCTTTATCAATAAGTTTATCTATATCAGCATGTGGAACTGCTTCTCTTACCAGTTTACCATGTTTGTAACCAGTTCTTTTTACTTTAACCATTTTTTAATATCTCCAGTTCTAAAAGCAATTGTTGTTTTCTAGAGTTAATCTCTTGAAGTTTTCTTGCTTTGATTTCTATCTTATCATTTTGAACATAACTTGCAAGATTAGTATTTGGGTATAATTGCCTATAATCAAAGATATTTAATTGATCTAAATATATGTCTTTTGGCTTATAAAATACTGTATTTGCGTAGGCATTTAGTGATGCTTGTTCACTTGTCATGGCTTCCATTTTTATGATATTCTTTACGGCTAAATTTTTAGAAATATCCTTAATATCTTTATCAACTTTATCCATTATTCTATCAATATTTTTGACGATAGCTTTTTTCTGTCGTATCTTTTTTTGTTTGGCAAGCTTCTTAGTCTGAACAGCGGACTTTTTAGGAGTTTCGCTATCAGATTTCTCTTCTTTAACTTCTTCTTTTTCTTCTTCATTAGTTGCTTGTACCATTTCAGTAGGCTCTTCTTCAATAGCTTCTTCTTCAGCCATTTCAGTATTTTCTTCTTCTATTACTTCTTCTTCAGCCATTTCTGTTGGTTCTTCTTCTACCATTTCTTCTTCCATTAACTCTTCTTCTTGAAAAGTTTCTGTAGTGAAACTTTCTCCGTCCTCGGTTGATTCCATGAATATGGGTCCATCATCCTCGACGAACGATTCCTCTGATGAAAATTCCTCTTCTTCAGAAACCATCGGTAAGAATGTTGCAACGATTTCTTCTGTTTCTTCATAAATTTCCTCCATTTCTGTGTCTGTTAATTCAAACATTGGACCGTCTTCGAATGACATGCCTTCATCTTCCATTTCCATAAAAATTTCATCAAAAAATTCTTCAATAAATTCTTCTGCAAATGTAAATGTTTCCATTTCCATTTCCATTTCCATTTCAAACTGTGGTTCTTCATCAAAGGTAAAATATTCTTCTTCAAAATAGAATTCTTCCATGTCATCAAAAACTTCCTCTTGTAAGTCTTCTAATGTATCTTCAACATCATCTAAAGCTGTTGATGTTTCTGTATCTAATACAGTATTATCATAAGTCATTGTAAGTTTAGCACCTAATAGATTGGGTCCACCTCTACTTGCTGTACCTGTATTATTGTCAGTACCACTCCAAGACCAGTCTACTTTATTAGAATTTGGGTTGTTATATACAACTGTATCGTTGTATTGACCGCATGCTGCGGATACTCCTGCTGAAGAAGATGTTGGATACCCATTACAGTTTCCTTTAAAACCATCTATATCTGTTCTTGTTTGAGTAGTAGTAGATAATACAGTACCACTTGAATCTTTTATTTTAATTGTGATTGTGTGAGAATCAGTAGCCCCAGTGTCGCCTTCACAGTTTCCTGCTTCATGATCACAGTTTGCAACGTCTATATAATTATTAAGAGTTATGCCATTGTCTAACATCTCCTGAGTACGAGTATTGTTAGTTAAAGCAATGTCGTTTTTAGATAATGTTGTAGTACCAGTGACTTCAAAATCACCACCCACACTCCATTTATATCCACAATTTGATTGAGAAGTTGGACACGTAACTGTGAATCCATTCATTGTAGCATTGTTAGATACATAACCAGAACCACCAGGATTAATTTGATCCGTAGAACTAGAGTTCCAATCTACTCCATCTCCTGCATTGGGTAGTAGATTACCTGTTGTTATTTCTTCTGCTGAAGTTGTAAGGGTTAATATCGTCAGCAAAACGGTCAATAGCAAAATACGCATATGTAATAACTCCTAACATTATTATTAATTCCATTATTTAGGTGACTCCCATTCTACTTTCTTTTTAATTTTTTCTTCTACTTTTTTGTCAAAAGTAGTGTCTAATTCTATTGTTTCAAATTCTTTTGTCATCTTTGCTTGTTCTTTAGCTAATTTTTTTGCTTCTAAAGCTTCTTTTTTAGCTAACGCTTTTTCTTTTTTTTCTCTAGCTTTCATACGTTTTACATAAATATCGTAATCTGGTCTTTCGTGATCATATTTAGACCACAATGCTTTTGCCTCTTTACCTATTTTACCATCAATTGGACAAGGAGTCCCAGCTTGTATCATTGATTCAAACACACGTTCATCCTGACAGAGAATAGCAACTGCTGCTACTTTCATACCAAAGTCATTTAATATTCTTGCTAGTTTTAATCTTTCACAATTTTTATCAATTACATGTTTTCCACCACTGACACCAAAACCAAATGTTTGTACTCCTGCAGAAACTCCAACAGCACACACGTCTTGTGTCATAGAATTATATGATGGTGCAGATGCTGATGGTGGTGCAGATCGTATATCTGAATTTGTAGTATTATTAGTTGTTGATGAAGATTCAGAACCTGATTGATAGGTTGTAGTTGCAGTTGATGTATACCCACCTTCAATTGCGGTGTTACTTCCCGAGGTGTTTGTTTGTGTAGATCCTGCACGTGCTGGTCCACCACAGAATGCTAAAAGGCATAATAAAATAATTAATGTTCCTGTCACGTAATAATTCATAAATTTATCCACCATATTTTACTTCATTTTCATAAGACATATCGGTCCCATGATCCTTTTTTTTCGTATAAGTTCTTTTACAGTTACAATTTTCACATGTGCAAATACCATACTCATCTGCGTGTAATTCTTCGTTGCAGTGACAATTGTGATGGCATTTACTGCATTTAGACATTATTCTATTCCTGCAGTACGACAAACTGTGCAAGATTTTTTATATCTTGGATAGTGTGTAACACATTTAATTTTTTCTACTTTAATATCTGGTTCTGGAACATCTTCATACAATTGTAAATGTTCGTCTTTTTCTTCACATTTACAAAATTTACCAAAAACCTTTTCTATTAAAGATTTTATCCATTTTTTAATCATTTTTTTTCTCCTCAATCTCATAAAAAAATTTATCGGTATCTTCCGTTTTCCATTTACGAGTATCTTCAACATTCCATTCACTTGTTTGTACTTTCCAGTCAGGAATTTCGTCCTTAACTGTAAATGAAGGTATGTCCCAAATTAATCTATTGTTTGGCTGTGCCGCATAATTGCCGTCATCTAACGCAAGTATGTGTGCGCACTTATGTTCGTGCGGTATTTCTGAATGATCAGTATCTACTATATTACTCTCTGGGTGCGCCCAGTCAACTGTAAAAAGATACGCACCTGCGTGCGTTTTTTTATCTTTACCAAAGTATTTTCCAGATTGACCGTCTAAGATATCCCAAGAAGTAACAGCAGGATAATAACTAAAACAATTCCATAGCTCCAGCTCATCAAGTCGACGCCCAGGTACTTCTTTCGGGTCAAAACCTCTTTGTATAAAAGCTGAAATTGGTAGCCTATAAAAGACAGCACCGTTTTCCATGATTGCATGAAAGAGTATAGGACGTCCTGTAATCGATGATAGGCCAAATATAATGCAGTCTTCCACTTCTCCATGATGAGATTTAAGATCGTAGAGATATTCTCTCCTGATCTGTGCATAAGTCACAGGAATGTTTGCATTCAAATAGGCCATATATCATAAATTAATTAATTAACTAAAGCTATTATGATAATGATAGCAATGGCTACACCGATCTGTACTTTTCTGTCGGATTTAACCTTTGCAATTATTTTGTTTACTATTTCCATAGTTCCCTCCATTTTTATTTTATTATACCCCAATTTGGTCCAGATTCATAGTCTACTTTATTAGGAACTTCAAGAGAAACTGCATGTTCCATTATCTCTTTTATATGTGCTGCATGAGTATGGTCTATAACAGATATATCTAGTTCGTCATGTACCTGAATGTGTGGAATGATACCTTCCTTGTGTAAATCTATCATTGCTTTTTTTGTCATGTCAGCAGCTGATCCTTGTATTAATCTATTTAAAGCTTTGTATGTGTAAGCACGTTTAATTCCTGGTCCGTGTTCCAAGAGCGCTGCATCGTGGGGCAGAGCTTTATGAATTCCGAATTGATTAGGCTCCCACAAATGAAATCTACATAGTCTTCCAAGTAACGTTCTAACTTTACCCGATCCTTGAGCACGTTGCATAACATTGTCCATCAATTGTTTTACAAATGGAACTTTGTTGTGATATTGTTTAAATAAATCATCTGACTTTTCTTTAGATACACCTAACTCTGCTTGTAATTTATTTTTTCCCATACCATAGAACAGACCAAGATTTATGGTCTTAGCCTGTGATCTAGGTATCTCTGCCATCTCTGCTACAATACTGTGAAAATCTGCATCATCATCGTGATACGCATCCAATACTTCGCCTGCTCCGTAAAGATTCTGTAAAGCTGCATAATGCACTACCAACCTAGGCTCTTGCTGAGAATAGTCAAATACACCCCATCTATGGCCCTCCTCGGGTATAAATAATGACCTAATCCGTGGTCCAAGTTCCTTGTTTCGCGCTGGTATTTGCTGTAAATTTGGATTTGAGTAACTAAATCTTCCAGTTACTGTTCCTCCATTGTCTCCTCTTAATTGATTAATTTCTGCATGTATTCTACCCTTGTAAGAATGTTTCAATATGGTATCAATAAATGTGGTATGGGCCTTGTTAATTTCTCTGGCTCGGGCTATTCGTTTCACCAGTGGGTGGGGGTGATTCTGTAAAAAGTTTTTAGTAAATGATGGAGAATTTGTTTTTTCGGTTGAGTCATATGGTAGGTTTAGTTTTTGAAAAACTTGAGCGATACTGCGTGCTGCCCATATTTGGGTATCTACTCCAGTTTCTTTTTTTACTATTTGTAAGCATTCTTTTTCTTCTTCAAGTAGTTCTCCTTTTAATTTGTGAGCTGATTCTATATCTACACGCACTCCTAAAAAACGCATATCGACTAAGCAAGGAAAGAGTTCTGTCTCTAACTGAAAAATAGATTTTATATCTTGGTGTATAATTTCTTTCTTTAACTCTTGCCAAAGCTCTAAAGTTATCTCAGCATCTTTTTCTGCATATTCGCCAACATAAATGGCAGGTAGTTTATACATTTCTGCCTTGGGGTCAACCCCCCAACTCTTTGCTGCTTCATATAAATTTGTTTCACTTTTTGTCTTTCCAGTGTATCTTTTACCACAGCTATTTAAGTCATAACGCATTTGATTTTCATCAACTAGGGCCGATGCAATCATCGTGTCAACAATTTTACCGTTAATACTTAAACCTAGCGATCTGATCCAACAAACGTCGTACATGGCGTTGTGAAATATTTTTGTGGCTGGTGTAGATAATACACCTTGAAACCATTTTAAAACTTTCTTACGATCCATATTACCGCCACCTTCGTGAGCAATTGGATAATAACCAGACCAACCTGGTACAGCCAATGATATTCCTACTACGTCGCCATTCTTAACTACAGAACCAGAACCCATTCGAGTATTTAGATTAGGGTCTTTAGTTTCTAAATCAATTGCGATTTCATCATATTTAGTAAGATCTGGAAAGTTTTCTGGTGGCAACCACTCTGTTTGTGGTGAAAATAAAGGTTTTTGTATCATTTAGTTATTCCCCATGAGTTTGATTTTTGTTTTGTTTCTTCTTTTGGTTTATCGGGATAGTCACGATCGATTGCCATTTGACAATAATGAATTGCTTTCTCCAAATCTTGTTTTTGTCCTTTCTGCTTGTGTCGGCATAAATATTTTATAGCGTTTCCTTCAGCAAAGGGCAAGTTATTTTTATTTATAAATTCTGATGGCTGAATAACCATAGACTGATAGTGAGATCCTCCGATTTGTTTTTTATAAACATCACTCATAGTATGAATCCTTTGTTATATTGTTTTGGTTCTATAATATGTAAATTTTCTTTTGTTCTAGTTGCACCCACATAAAATAATCTGTTTTCATCATCTGCATTTTTTTCATAAGTTTCCATAGTTGTTTTAGTAAGATCAGTTAAAAGAACTACGTTTTGTGATTCACCACCTTTAGCTGCATGTATAGTTGATAATTCTATTCTTGGTTTTTTATTTAATTGTTCACCATTAGCTCTCATCTTTCTTAAATATTCTACTCTTCTTGTTCCTGCATCATTTAATGATTCATACCAAACTTTTTTAGTTTTCAATCCATAATCTTTTGTAAGTTGATCTATTCCAAAAAAAGAACCTTTAGTCATACCCTTTATTTTTTCTTTTTGCCAATGATCTGGTCCCATGTATTTAGAAATTTTTTCAATTTGTTTAAAAGATAATAGTTGTCCTTGTCTTAAATGCTCCCAATCTGTAGCTGCCTCTTGTAAATCTTTCTCATAATTTCTTTTATTTTTAGTCTCGTAGTATAAACCTTTACGATATAAAGTATCTTCTACTTCTTTTAACATATGTTTAGTTCTAGCTAAAACTAACCATTCGCCTTTTGACATATCAACTGAATCAACATCAAAATGTCTATGCAAACTTCCTTCATTAGTTTTAGGTTGCCAAGTTTTATCTATTCTATTTCTAATTCTATTTATAATACCCATAGCAAGTTTATGAACTTTCATGGGTATTCTATGTGATTGTATTAATGGAAGGTTAATCATTTGATCTTTAAGTGCTATAAAAGAATCTACGTCAGCACCAGCCCATTTAAATATTGCCTGGTCATCATCACCTGCAATAAAAGTATCTTCTGTTTTATTCCAAATAGTTTTTGTCATATCCCATTGCATAAGAGATAAGTCTTGTGCTTCATCAATAAATACAACATCAAAGTTTGGAGATTTATCTGATTTTATAAAATCTAAAATCATATCGTTAAAATCAATTAAGTTATATTCTTTTTTATATCTTTTTAATTCGTTATAAATAATATGTAATTTGTCTAATTCTAAATCTTGAGTATGTTCTCGTTTATTATATTGTTGTTCAGGTGTAATATTTCTTAATTGTGCTAATTGTATAATTTGTAGGTATTCACTATCAGAAGTAAATATACCATGATCTTCTTGGTGTTCTGCATAAGATACTGGAAAGCCTAGTTTTTTTCCAAGATCTTTATAATGTCTTGGTTGCATAACTTGATCTTTTTTTAATCCTAATTTTCTAAATGCTAATGAATGTAATGTTCTAAAGTAAGGTAAATCATCTTCGGTTAAATTAAATTTTTTAACAGCCCTATCTCTAGCCTCATATGCAGCTTTTTGAGTAAAAGCAAAATAACCTATTTTATCTGGATCAGTTTCTTTTAAATAACTATCTACTTTATTTAATAGTGTAGTTGTCTTACCTGTGCCTGGTGGTCCTAATACTATTGTTTTCAAAATATATCTTTCGGCTTAAGTTCTTTTTGATTGTAATCATCTTTTTTCTTATCAAATTGTTTTACTGTAAAAACAGAAGTTCTTTCTTTTCCTACTCTTTTTTTATCATCACAATTACAATGATCTTTTAACATTTGTGCTGTACGTTGATAATTTATTTCCCATCTTTGTCTCACTAAAAATTTACTATAAAACATACTAAAAACAAAATGATGATATCCACCACTAGTCCATACTCCACCCTTCTTAAGATCATTTACATCAGAACCTATATGTCTATTCAAACAAAACTCTTCTAAATGATTTTTTAACTGATCCGCAGTTGTTACGCCTTCAGGTGGTTCTACAGGTTCGTGATTCTTCATTAGTGGATTTATAATCATATCCCAGTCTTTAGGTTTAACTGTAGGTGGTTTAAAATCTAATTGTTCCATACATGCTTCCTGAAATAAACTCTGTTGTTTTAAATATTTAACATTCTCTAAATGTAGTCTTTCTCCATCTACATTAAGATAGTAATATGGTTTTTCTAATTTTATTTTTTGTAAATCTGCTAATAACGGAAATACTAATTCTTCGCCTATTCCATATTTTCTAGTTTTACATAATTTCTTATCACACAGATTACACATAGGTGTATCATTACATTTATATCCCCATTCTTTTTTATCATGTTGTCGTTTAATAATGTCAATTTCTGATTCACTTAGTGGACTTGTTGATGCTGCGATATTAAACATGGTAATTCTACTTTTCCACTCTGCTGGCCATTTCTTTTTGGCATATACACCATAATGAAACATTGCATTGTTACGTCCACCCTCTGGTATTTTATTTATTGACATAAGTTCTATGCACGGAGGCCCATCAGAAAATTCTGATTGAGGCCTCTGCACTTTTACGAGACCAACATCTAATTGTTTTACGTTATTAATGATCTCATAAAATTCTTCTAAACTTGCTGCATTACCATCTTCTTTAAATGCATATCTTGTTGTGTTATCGCCATTAAAGTATGGTAAATTTAAAAAATTTCCTGTGTCG